ATCGTCAGACACAATATCGTCAGAAAGCGGTGTCTTCGAAGGCATAACCATGGGTTCGTTCTCCTACACCCTCAAGTGTAAACTTCAGCCACTCAATTGTCTCACTCGTATTGGCACGGAGGGCGCCGCCACGGAACCAGCCGTCGGGCATTTCCGCCGCCTGCGGGATCGTCACTGCATTCGCCGCAACGATGGTTATCACATCGCTTTGCCAATGGAGCGCGATGTCGAGCCCACAGCCACGCCCGTAAAGCGCATGGCGGCAGAGGCGCTGGTACTTCGCGCGTACGCCCGCCCGGCGCAGCGTGCTGAACACGGACTCGGCGTGCAGGATGATCCGCTGCCCCTCCACCTCGGCGCCGACCACGCGACCCTTCCAATGCGCGACCGTCTCGCCCAGTACCTGTTCATGGCCGCGGAAGATCGTCAGGCTCGTGGGCGTGTTCCCCAAGGGTGCAAGGAACCGCCGCGCGAAGGGATGCGACAGTGGCCAGGTCAGTTCCAGCCGCCCGCGCTCGATCTCGCTGGTCTGCACCACATCGCCATGGGCCACCGCCGCGGCCTCCCAAGTGATCGTGTCACCGCCGCTGCCCGCGCTGGTCCAGTCTCCGGCCCGGCTGGTGAAGCGCCAGACCTGCGTGGCCTCGATGAACTGGTAGAGGAAGTACGGGCGGCCCTCGGCAGGCGAGTACTCGATGCTGGCGTAACTCATGATGGGGGTGTTCCGCTCGTGGGGTCAGGTGAGCCCGCTGCACCCTAGACCAAGTGGTGGCGCATCATAGGGCAACACGGCGTGTGCAGGCGCGCGTCCCCCGTCGCTCCGGTGGTCTATCTGCAATGGCCTATGGAACACTAAGCATAATAGCGGCGAGTGTCATCGGTTGCGTGCCGAATCCGGTGGGTAAAAGGCAAATCGAATACGCGCCGAGGATAGGGATGTTCCCAAACTTCTCCGTTGCAAACGTTCTGCCCGCTGCATCGCGGCGCATAGTACCAGTTCTGATGGACCTGCTCCAAGTTGCGGATTTCTTGCACTATCTCTGGCGTGCCATCCAACGTCTCAATACGTATTTCTCCCATAGAAATCGTCAATTGGGTGGTAGAAAGCCAAATTTTGCAGAGCCTTCTGGCATCTTCGTTTCCTTGCTCTCAGGCCATGATCAACTGGGGCTGAGGGTTACTCGATCGCGCTGACGATCCAGGAAGGCAGGACCACCTCGTTGTTGGCCTGCAGGACGCGCTGAGTGTCGCCGAGAAGCGATCCGTTCAGACCGCCAACCACGGGTTGATCGGTCTCAAAAAAATAGAGGTTGCTGTAGAAGTCCCGCATCAGCGCAATCGGGTTCTCGCCTGCCTGACGACGCCAGATGAAGCGGCACCCTACGGAACGAATATCCGGCTCAGAGATGTAGAAAAGCGGTACACCCTCATCCACAAGGACGAGGCGGTCGTAACTTTCGTCCGAAAGTCGCCCGATCATGAATACGACGCGCAAAGCCGCCGCAGCCGTTACGCCGCCGGGGTAGTGGAGAACATCGAGTTGCAGTTCGCGACCTACCAAGTCCGCTGCGATCTCGATACCTTCGAGATCGATAGATCCATTGAGGTGGTTGTCGATGTCCGAGGCGGGCACCGAGAGAGGCTGGAGGTATGCCTCGCTCGATGCAAACCGGGGCCAACGCGAGCAATCGGTCGCTTGGGATACTGCTGGGGCGAGAAGCAAAGCCAGCAGCGCCGGGAAAAATAAAGCTTTCATATTCAATCTCTTCTCAAGGACTTTCTATCGGCACATCGGGGCTAAAGCCGAAACTAAACGCGCCGCTACGGCATCCGCAAGGTTGACACCGCTACTCGGCCGAGATCACCTCCCACATCGCCAACATCTCGCGTATCACCCGTTTGTCGGTCTCCGATAGGACGTAGTCGTCGTAGAACTGCTGACCGTCGAAGCGGATTACCGCCCGGTCTGCCTCCGCGATCTGATGCGCGATGGTAAGCGCGCTTGATCCAGTTATTCCGCCATACTCCCAGATTTCGGTGTCGTTGTCCCTGAACCAGTTTGGAACGGGCAAGCGGCTCGTCTCGCCATCGATGTTGATTGAGGCGCTCTGAACGAAAAGCCAGCCATCGCGTGATGTGTAGTTGATGAAGAGCTCCAGACTCTGCCGCCCTGACGCTGTCTCAAGCAGGTATAGCGTGACGTAATCTCGGATATCTTGATAGCGCGGCGACGATGGGTGCCGTGCCCAAGACGATCCATCGAACTCTGCGACAGTCCGGATCAGCCGACCCTCGAGCTGCCGCGCAGTCCGCTCCAACTGTTCTCGTGCCGCCTCAAGCGCACCTTCGTAGCGTTCGAGCCTATCCTGGTATCGCGACTCATCCGGGCTCACCCGAGCCAGAGCCTGGTACGCGGTGAGGTTCTGTTGGGCACGCGAAGCTGGGATCGGTGCCACATACGCATTCAGCGCAGCCTCGAGCGCATCGCGCTCGGCGCCTGCGGGCGGTGCGAAGCTTTCATCGGCGGCGATGTCGACCGCGAGGGCTGCCATGTCGGCGCCCGCGGCTTGGGCGCGGGCCAGGTATTCTGCGAGGCGCCCGCCATCGGCGGTCGGCGCGGCAGGGTCTGATGTAGCGATATCCTTCTCGGCGAGCGCGGCCGCCCGGGATCGGGCCTGCTCGAGATCCGCGCCCTCAATAACGTCGGAGAAGGCAAGGCATAACTCGACCTCCGGCGCGACGTCCGGGTTTTCGACCGCTCCCCAGCTGATCATCCTCGCGGCTGCGTCCAGATAGGCCTCCGCGTCGCGCGCGATGAAGGCGTTGCGGCAGGCATCGCGGGTGTCTTCGAATTCGGCTGTTGAGAGGTCGGCTAAGGCTGGCGCGACCAGAAAGGCGAGACTGGCAGGCGCTAGAAGCGTTATGCGTGTCATTAAAAGCCTCTGCTGAGAATTCGGTTTCCATAAATAGTCCCATCGGTTGGCCGACCCGTCAACCGACATTCCCAAGTGGATTTCCACCTAACGGGATTACCGCTCGAGACGGCTGGTAGGTCAGCTACCGATCATCTCTGCCCACGCCGCATCTACAGCGAACTTGTCCCGCACAATAGACATTGGTCTTCCAAATTGCTGCGGCAAGCCTGAACGACCGGTCTGGTGCAGCTGCACCGCAGCATTCATCGACGTAGACTGGAAGTTTAGGGCCGGTCACGTCGTGAAGAACGTGCCTCGTCTGCAACTTTGCACTGACGGCTTGCTGCGCATAGCTGCCGCAACAACGCCGCGCAGTATTTGGCGCTCTGAGCTGGACCGGTCCTCCGCTGCGCCGAGCACGAAGGTCTGGTTTATAATCGGCGTCGTTGTGTGTGACACCGCCAACGGCCTTTTGGAGCCTTCGTTGAGCGCGTTTCATATTGCTCCGCCTCCCTTGATGGGGTTGCCCGCCCTCACCCCGCAACCTCCACGACCGGCAGGGTCACTTCGCTTGCGACGGCCCCATGCTGGATCTCCACCCGGTCGGCGTCTGCGCGGACCGCCATTAGAAAATGCACTCTGGTCCCTATTGGCACTGGTTCGCCAAGGTTCGAAGACAGCGTCAGCCGATGGTTGAGCCCGTCCGCGATGGCAGCAGTAATCGTCCGGAACCGCAACGCACCGGGCATTTCCAGCATGATCGGGCGCCCAACATAAGCCGCAAGCGCTGCGACCGGCACCACACGCATGATCACGGATCCCGAGGTCATCGCGACGCGCAGCTGCAGCTCACGCCCCCAGGTTGGCAGCCAGAAGCTGGTCTGCCGCCCGCGCAGGGACCAGAGCCAGCGGCGCAGGGCATGATGTGCGGTGGGACCTTGGGCCTTCAGCGTAATCGCCTCACTGCGTTCGAACACGTCACGCAGCGGCTCGATCATCACCGGGCCGAAGCCGTTGTCGACATACTCGACGGCGCGCCGCAGGCTGGCGCTCAGCGGTCCACGGACGATGCTCGGATCGGTCTGGACAGGACGGCCAAGATAGGTGGGCAGTGTCGGGGCCGCGAGGTCGGGCGCATCGCGCAGCAGGAAACTTGCGGTCACCGTGCCGTCACCTTGGCGTCGGCGTGCGATCTCCACGGCCGAGGTCAGCACACCGGCGCGGACCGGCACGACAGTGATCCGGCGGGCGGCCACAGTCAGGGCGGGCAGATGCTGTCCCAGCGGCTCCGCAAGGATCAGCCGGTCCGCTTGAACGGCAGTGATTTCCACCACCGCTGCTTCCCCACCATCCACCGCGATCGCTACCAGACCACCCGCCCGGAAGTCCGACACGCCGGTGTCGATCAGGATCTCCGCAGCCCCCTGTGCCAGATCGGCGTCCGGCTGCAGTGCCATGTGCCAGAGCGGTACCAACCATTCCCCGGCAAAGCCCGCCCGCGCCAGTTCCGCCGCCCGCGCCATGCCGAGTGCATCCAGCCTGTGCCTGAACGTCACGATCTCACGCGGACGGGCGCGCAGCGCGATCCGCTGTTCGCCAGCCCGCGCCTGCAGCACATCAGTGCGCCATTCCAGCACCTCCTTGATCTCCTGCGCCGTTGCAAAGGGCCAGAGCGGCAGCTGGCCATTGGGATCAGGCATTGATCGCCCCGCGATTGCGGCGGATGACGTTCAGGATCGCGCGTTCGCCAGAGGGCGTGGCGAGGTAGTCGCCAACAATCGAGGGGTCGAGCACGTTGATGATCCGAGTGGACATTGCGGGGGCTGCAGATGCCGCGCCATCGCCGTTGATCTGGCCGTTCATCTCGACGCCGAGCCGTCCACCCCGGCCACGACGCAGCGGCAGGATCGCCTCAGGTCCCGCCTCACCCATCAACCCGATCCCGCGTGCAAACGGAAACACCGTCGGGCGATCGACGACCCCACCCCGGGCAAAGGCCGTGAGTTCCTGGCCACCACCAAAGACACCGCCCCGCGCAAACCCGAACAGGCTTGCGAAAAAACCGCCGCCGCCACTCCCACCCGCGCCACCGCCAGAAAAGGCACTGATCAGTGCGTTCTCGATCGGCTTGAAGGCGAGATCAATCAGCCGGTTGGCGAGGTTGCCCGCGATACCTGCAATGGCACTGGCGAATGTCTGCCAAGTGAACTCGCCAGCCTTCAGGGCGTCCTTGATGGGTCCGGTGATATCCTGCGCGAGGCCTTGTGCAATTTCACGCGAGCGGTCTTGTGCCGCGCGCAGCGCGTCCGCGGTCGCCTCCCAAGCCGTGCGCGCGGTATCGGCGCCCTCGCGCAGCGCGTCACCAGCGCTCCGACCGGCGCCGCCTGCACTGCCTGCTGCCTCTTCTGTGGCCTCCAACGTCTCTTCCAGCGCCTCGGCAGCCGCACGCGCGCCATTCAGCCCGGCCTCCGCCGCCACCCCGCTCGCCGTGACCGCCTCCCGAAGTGCTGCAACAGACTGGAGTGGAGCCGTCGCGGCACTGACAACACCGGCCATCATCTCGCGCAGCGCCGCGGCCTGCGCGCGGGCATCAGATGCGTATTGGTCGAGCCCGAGATCGGGCGGTGCAATCGGATCGGAGTTGAAGGCGGCCGCGAACGCGTCGCGTGCCTCGGTGCCTGCCTCTGCTGCGGAGCCTGCAAACGGGTTGTCGATCCGGCCTAGCTCCAGATTGCCGATCAGCGACACCCGGCGCTCCACGCCCAGCGCCTCGAGCCCCGTGTTGATCCCCTCCAGAAACCCGTTGATGCGCTCACCGACACCATTGAGCATGGCCTCAACACCCGCGATCAGCGCATTGGCCGCTTGGAATGCGAAATCCCCAATCGTGCCCGGCAGCGCGCCCCAAAGCACCTTGATCGCCTCAAACGCGCCTTGGAATGTGTTGAGCACGGCATTGCCAAAGCCGACCACGGCCGCGAGCGAGGTCTGCAGTGCCTCGGCGATGGCGGCTTTGATCTCGGACCAGCTGGCGATGATCCGCAGACCCATGGCAAGTGTGCCCAGCGCCATGCGTTCCGCGACCTCGCGCGCAAGATCGCCCAGCAGCGACAGCGCGGTGCCAAAGCCGCCCGCGCCGCGCACGAGGCGACCGAACCAGTGGACCAGTTCTCCCGCCCCAACGATCAAGGCGATAAAGGGTAGGCGCAGCAGTGCCCCGCGCAGGATCACCAGTGCCATGGCGAGCCCCCGGACCGAGACAGCTGCCGCGATCTTGGCCGTCACGAACCGGCCTGCCATCAGGGTTGCGATACCGGTTGCGTAGGCCGTCAGACGCCCGAGGTTCTCGAAGAGTGTGCGGATCGCAACACCCAGCGGCCCTGTGGTGCGCGCAACAGCAGCCATCGCACCAGCCACGGCCTCGAGCGCAGGGGCGGCAGCCACTGCCAACTGGTTTGACAGCCCTCGCCAGATCAGACCCAGCCGCGAGATCGCATCGTTGGTCCGCTCGATCTGCGCGGCATCCTGATCGGAGACCACCACCCCGAAGTCGCGCACATCTTGCGTGGCCTGGCGGAGCGTGACCGTGTCAATGCGGGTGAACACCAGACCAGCACGATCACCAAATAGCTGCGAGGCGACTGCGGCGCGCTCGGCTTCGGGCACGAACTCTGCCAGTCGATCCTGAATAAGCGCGATACGCTGATCGAGCGGCAGCGCTTGCAACTCGGCCGCCGACAGGCGCAACCGGTCAAGCGCGTCCGCAGCAGGCCCGGTGCCCGCAGCGGCCTGGCTCAGCCGCCGCGTCAGCTGCATGGTGGCCTGTTCGATCTGCCCCATCGACACGCCCGCCAGATCGCCCGCGCGCTCCAGAACCTGAATGCTCTCGACCGTGGTGTCGAGCGAGGCGGCCAGCTTGGCTTGCGCATCAACTGTCTGGAGCCCTGAGCGGATCATCGCTGTCGCTGCGACCGCGATTGCGGCGGCGGCAGCAGCCATTGCCACGCGGGCGCGCCGCGCAAAGACTGCCAGCCGGGCATTCGCGCTCTCCATCTCGCGCGACAGCCGCCCAAACCCGCGTGATCCAGCCTCGCCGACACCCACCAGCTCGGCCTGCACCTGTCGCCCGCCGGTGGCGGACAGCCGTACGCTGACGCGCTTCTCAGTCATGCTGTCCTCCCAATTGTGTGTCCGTTTGCTCTTTGAGTTTGCGCACCATCACGGCTTCGATGACCGGGAGGAGTTCCACAGCCGCGCGCGGATCGATGCCCAGTGCATCCGCCATGGCCAAGGCCGCGCTCATGTCCCAGCCCAGCACGAGACTTGGCAGTGCGCCCGGCATTGCGCGGATCTGACCACCCAGCCGCCCGGCCAGGTCCCAGACCTGCCAGCCGTCCAGCGTGCGTGGGGCGTTCAGGATTTGCGGGCAGTCCTGGCAGTTTTGCGTGCACGCTGCACAGTAGTCTGCGCCCCCGCCGTAGACCCAGTCGGCAAGGGCGCGGAGACGTTTTTTTCCGCTTCCAGCTCCAGACCCTTCGCAACATAACCCATCTGGAAACGCTCGAAGATCGGCCAGATGTCGAGCAGTGCGGTGATCCCCTCGGGACTGATCGGCATTGGAGTGTCCTCGGCATCGCCGACACCTTCCCAATCGAGGATGGCACGTTCGGCCAGCGCCTTGCCGAAGATCACGGCGATCTCGTCATCGCTGGTGCCCTCAGGCAGGCCGCGCACGGCCGGGTCGCTGCGCGCCGCCACCATCAGCGCGGTGGTCAGCGGTTCGACCCGGACGCGCACGCCAAGGCAAAGAGCGAGCCAGTACGGCTCGCGGGCAAGGTTCAGGCGCAGCATGGATCAATACTCCTCAATGGCGTTGATCAGAGCGACGGTGCACATCCGGCCCAGCGTGCTGTCACGCGCGGCCTGCCAGTCGAAGGTGGCCTGCACGCCCTGCGGCCCAGAGATCTCGATGCGCGGGCGCGGCAGATAGACGGCATGGGCGGTCAGCGTCAGGCTCTCGCCCGAGGGCAGCACATAGGCAAACTCAAGCGCGCAGGGATCGCCATTGATCGCCTGTGTCACCAGCACCTGATCGGCAAACCGCACCTCGACCCGGCCGGTCAGTGCCGCGATGGACGGGTCCGCCCCATCGATGCGCCCGTCGGAGCGGATGGTCTCCACCCGATCGAGGGTGTTGGCATAGGTGATCTCGGCTGAGACGATGTTGCCAAGGGCCGTACCGTTGCGGGTGATCGATCCGTTGAAATGCCCGAACCGCTGCAAACCGAGATCGGCGAGCGTGCCCGCAGCGGATGCGGCGGCAATGCTCTCGCCCTGTGCCACGAGGCTGGCGGACGCGGTCAGCAGGCCTGAGCGCTGCATCTGCCAGCTGAGCGTATCGAGCACGCAGCCCGAGTACATTGCAAAGCGCGGGATCTCCGGCATGCCGGTCTCGATCGACAGCGACGGCAGCGTCCAGCCACCAGAGCGGAACTCATGGGTGTAGGGGCCGGTGCCGGTGGTGACCGGATCACCAAAGGCCGCCTTCAGCCAGAAGCCAAACGCCTCCGCGTCGATCGGCACGACAACGTTGCCGTCCGCCGTCACCGCATCCTTGATCGGCGGCAGTGGATCGCGTCCGTAGCCCAGCAACTCGCTGTTCAGAAGCGGCTGTTCCGATCCCAAGGATGTGCTGGCAAAGGGCATCTTGGTAAAACCGCCCACCGGCGGCGTTCCATAGGTCGTCTCGAACGCAAGCGCCATCTGCGCCCGCGCCCCTTGGGCTCGTGCCATGTTTCTCTCCTTCATTATGATGGTAGTGTCGGCTTGCGATTGCTCCGACGATGACGCAAACCAGCGCCATGAATGCAGAACAGACGACGTCACCCACCGGAAAGCGCGCGCGACGCTTGATCGGTGCCGCGCTGCTGGGGGTCCTCGCCAGCTTCCTTTCGTGGCATGGCTCCGCGTTCGCACAATCGAATACTGTCAGCGGGACGGTGAGCCGTGTCACGGACGGAGACACATTCCAGATCCGCGGGCTAGATCGTGCAATCCGTGTCTGGGGGCTTGATGCACCTGAACGCAATGAGGTCGGTGCGGCTGCGGCAACAACCACCATGACCCGACTGGTTTCTGGACAAGACCTGACCTGCCGCGTTCGCGACATTGATCGATACGGTCGCATTGTCGGTCAGTGCTTTCTCCCAGATGGCCGGGATATCGCTGCGGAAATGATCCGCGCAGGTGTCGCAACTGAATACTGTCGGTTCTCCGGCGGCTATTACCGGACCTGCTGAACGCCGCTCATACCAGCGGATCAGCCGTTGAATAGTTCAGCACCACCGGGATGACGGCTGCCTTCAGGCTGGCTGCGCCATCGACGGGCAGATCAACCGGACGTGGCGCTTCGGCTTCAACCCAGTCGCAAAGGCCACCCAGCGTGCGGTCGGCGGTAATCGTCGCTCCGATGCTGGCGCAGAGGGTGTCGAAGGCGGCGTCACGGTCAGCGCCCTGCACCACTGCCTCGATCTTGGCGCGGTGTTGGTAATGGTAGCGCTGGGGCGAAAGCGTGACCTCGGGCTCTCCAGGTTCACCATCGCGCAGGATTAGCAGACCAGCGGTCGGGACGCGCTCGGGCAGCACCTCGCCGCGCAAGGCGGTGGAGGGCAGCGTTGAGAGCAGCGCGTGCAGCGCGGCGAGGATGGTTTCTCGGGTGGTGGGCATTGGTGATTCCAGGATTTGACGTCGAAAACAGGCTTGGATCTGCATTTCAATCGAGGTTCAGGAAGCTGCTCTAAACTCAGCTAGGGTCTGTTGACATTCACTGGAGTCGGATGACGGTTGCTGCGAGTGCAATGAAGGCGCTGAAACTGGTGTCAGTTTTGCAGCATCGGGTGGCGATACCCCTGTATTCCTTAAGCTTTCCAAAGAAGTTCTCGATCAGATGCCGCCACTTGTAGGTATCGCGGTCGAACTCGGCGGGAAAGCGGCGGTTAGATTTGGGCGGGATGACTGCCTCAATCCTTGCCTCCGCCAGTGCCTCGCGCAGCCAATTCGCATCGAATGCCCTATCCGCGAGGAGCTTCCCGCAGGACAGACCTTCGATCAGCGCTGCCGTGCCCCGCAAGTCGTGGGCCTGTCCAGGCAGCAGCCGGAAGTCGATCAGATTGCCGAGCGCGTCGGTCAGTGCCATGATCTTGGTGGTCACGCCGCCGCGAGAGCGCCCGATCGCCTGATTTTGAGTCCCCCTTTTGCGCCCTGACCGTGCCGGTGGACTTTGACGATGGTGCCGTCGATCATCGTGTATTCGAAGTCTGAATCTTCTGCCAACGCCCTGAACATACGATAGAAAGCATCTGCTTTCACCCACCTGCGAAACCGCTTGAATACCGAATTCCACTTGCCGAAATCTTCGGGCAGATCGCGCCAGGGGCAGCCCGTGCGGGCAATCCACAGCACCGCCTCAACGAAAAGACGAGGGTCGGGTCCGGTGCGGCCGGGGTCGCATGCACGGCCAAGACAGTGCGGAGCGATGGTTGCCCACTGGGCGTCGGTCAAAGTAGTGCGGATCAAGGTTGCCTCCCATGTTGGCAACAGTGAATCAGTCATTGCGAGATTTGGGAATCATCAAACGCCAACACGCCCTAGCGAGGCAAATCGCTATATGGGCAGACGTCGTCTTCGAATGGGACATGGCGCTGCCGAAACTTCAAGCCTTCGATCGGTTCAGGCTTGCTGATCCTGTCCATGCGGAAATGCCGAAAATCGTCTCGCACAGGATCCCATGCGACCAGATACCAGAGGGGCGACAGAATCAGCATTGCTTGCGGTTCTACGTCACGGCTTGTCTGCAGTCCTTTGGCGTCGCGGTAATTGAACCTCAGTTGAAGGCGCTGCAGGAATGCTGTCTCAAAGGCAGGTAACAAATCCGGATCGATTGACCCCATTTCCGACAAGTCCTGAAGCGGCGAAAGCTTTCCAACATGTAGGCAGTCCAGAAACCGGCGCAGATCGCGCACCTTTTCGGGTGGAAGGGCCCTCTCAATCTTCGAAAGCCCGGCATCCGCCAGCCCCGAAAACGGCAGATTTCCAGCCGCACGCATCGCCGATACACTGATCAGAAGCGCGAAGACCTCGGCCACCGCAAGCCGCGCCGTTGTCTGGACCGACTGTGGATCAAGTTGCAGACCTCCGCCACGCCCGGGCTCGGAATGAATGACGAAGCCTTGGTCACGCAGCTCACTTATGTCGCGTAGAACCGTGCGCCTCGAGGCTCCGACTTCTCCAACAAGCTCATCTATCGTCGCCGTTCCCTTGCGGCGGAGGCTGCGCACGATGGCATCATGGCGGGCGCGAATGTTCATGTCTGGCACTATAGCATGTTTGGTGACAAAAAATGGCACCATTTCGAATTAGGCGGGTGCGGCAACTGTCATCAAGGAGAAACCGACAATGCAACGCACTCCCGTAAACCCCTGGGACTGGTCTTTAAAGCTCGGATACAACCAAGCCGAGATCATCGAAGGCAGCTCACGCCAATTGATTTGCGCGGGTCAAACAGCCGTCGATGCTGATGGCAATCCTCAGCACCCCGGCGACATGCGAGGCCAGATCAGCCTTGCTTTGGACAACCTGGAGTCCGTCCTCGCCAAGGCGAATATGGATCTTCGCAACGTCGTGCGGCTAGGCGTCTACACTACCGACGTAGATGAGGCCCTGAAAAACTTCGACCTACTCGGCATGCGCTTCGGGCCGATCCAGTGTGCACCACCGATGACACTGCTTGGCGTTACGCGGCTCGCGAATCCAGGCTTGCTGTTCGAAATCGAAGCGATCGCCGCAGGTTGATGATATAGAAGTGGAGGCGGCCAAAGGGGCAGTAACGCTGCATGGCCGCCTCGTCGGGGCATCAAGATCATTGCTTTCCCTCCACCCAGTTCGCTACGATTAGTCCCGGCACGCCGTCCACCGCCCGCTCCGCATCCCGCGCGAGATCCAGCCGCTTCGGCAGCTTCACCTGCGGGACCAGCAGGAAGATCGGCACAGTGGTGCGCCCGCGACCGGTCTGTGAGCGTGAGGCCACGCCTTGGCCACGGCTGTTCAGCCGCCCCTCTGCCACTAGCAGGCTTGGACCGCTGCGCCGGTAAACAAACCGCAACCGTAGCCCGCGTCGCCGCTCCCATTCGCTTGGGGTGATCCGGCCGCCGCGCGCTCCCTTGCCAGCCGCCGCCGTCGGGATTGCCAGCCAGAACCCGTTCTTGGACCGGATCAGCGGCCCGGTGTCATGCGCGCCAATGATCACCGGTGCCTTGGACCAGACCAGCGCTGCAGCGTTCAGGCTTTCGCCCGACCTTGGGAAGTTCTGGCTCTGGATTGAGTTCGCAAGCCGCCGCCCAAGGCCCGCGCCAGTGATCTGAGTACGCCATGCAGTCTTCAGCCCGGTTCCAGCCTCGCGCATGGCGGCGGACACAGCTTTTTCGCCGGCCGCAACTTCCGCTGCCATCATCGCGACGATGTCGGGATTGATGTCGAGCTTCAGCCTCATGCCGGTCGCAGATCCACGGTCCAGACCAACCGCTCGCGATCCCGCACCGGCTCGCCTTGAATGAGGAAGGCATCGCCATCGATCTCGACCCTGTCGCCGGGGCGCGGATTTGGCACCTCTGCCGCGTGCAGGTCGATGCGGGTGGTCTCCGACCAGAGCCGCGCCTCACCGAAGCCGGTGATCTCGTCGGCGCGGCGTGTGATCACGCGGATGAGGGTTGGGCTGCCTCCCGTGGATGTGTAGACGGCGTCGCGTGCCATATTCGGATCACCGAAGAGCGTCTCGATAGCGATAGCGAAGATCGACATGGCCTGTCCGATCAGTTCGAGCTGTGCAGGCGGATCGCGAGGCGCGGGCGCTTGTTGACCGGCAGGATCGATCCTTCCGTCATCAGGTCGATCCAGCGGCCCTTGGCGTCGATCATCTGGCGGGCATAAAGTGGCAGCCCGATCGTGTTGGCGGTCTCCAGAAGGTTCGCAGGGCCACCATAGGTGGTGAAGGTGTCAAACGTGCCCATGGGAAAGGCGATGCCCTCACCGGTGGGGATCAGCCGCTCAGAGGTGCCGCCCGAGAGCGTGACTGAGCCGTTGTATTCCTCAAAGAGGACGCCAGCGAAGGGGAAGGCGCGGCGCATATCCTCGCGCAGCGGCTGGCCGCCAGTGGCCGAGAAGAACTTGTAGGCGTCCTCGGTCTTGGGGTGACTGATCAGCTTGTCGAAGAACTCCGAGCTGACCAGCGCATGCGCCGTGGTCATGGTCTCGCCCAGCAGGTTGTCCTCAATGGCGCGCAGGGTAGTGCGGACCTTGGTCTGGATATTGGTTCCGGCCGTGCCGAAGACGAAGTCGACCGAGATCTGGTCCAACCCGAACTCGGTGAAGTAATTGTAAAGCGTGGTTCCTGCGCCATCCTTCACGATGCCGCGGAGCGCATTCATCTCCATGTATTCGCGGGTCTGAGCATGCTTGCGGCGCATCAGCGTCAGCTTGCGGTTCATCACCTCGACCAAGGGATCGGCCACGTCGGACATCCCCAGCGCGGGCATGCCCTGGATATCGCCGGGCAGGATCACGTCGTCATGCGGGATCCACGGCAGGGCGAAGGACCGCATCGAGCGCGCCTCGCGGTTGCCGACGGTGGCGGGCGCGCCGAGCGGCACCGAGGGCAGCAGGCTCAGCACACCCTCGCGCTGTTCGATGACGATGGAGCGTTGCGAGACGCCCTCGAAGCGAAACAGTCCGATCTGGCCAAGGCGGGTATAGAGGTTGGGCAGGATGTTGATGGCCTGCGTCATCTCGGCAAGAGAATAACCGCCCGTGTCGAACGGGTTGCGGGTGATGGTCATGGGGGAACTCCGGGTAAAGAGGGGAAGAAAGGCTGGTCACGCTGGCCAATAGGCGCAGTACGGGCCGGATCAGGCGGTGTCGCGCGGGACGATCCCGAGGCTGGCGAGCTGGCCTAGCTTGGTGGTGATCTTCCCTGCGTCATCGACGGTGGGATCAAATGCGAGGGCCGCGCGGGACACGATCGCTGGACCGCGCACAACGACAATGCCGACCGCGTCAGCCAGAGTTGCATCGACGGGGTAAAGCAACACGGCCGCGGCGGTCTGTGCGCCGTCTGCACCGCCGGAGGTCGCGAGCTTGTACTTGCCGCTTGCGGTGATGCGGCCAAGCACGGAGCCGACGGGATAGGCGGTGCCAGCGAGCAGGGTGACGGTCTCGCGGGTGTAGTTCGGGTTGACCTCGTATTTGAGGACATCGCCCATCGAGGGCGGTTGGGTCAGCACGGACATGGGAAGGCTCCAGAGCAGGGGGCAAAAAGGTATCCCCCGCCGGGGCGGTACGGCGGGGGATCAGTCAGGCAGAGGGATGTCGCGTTTTGATCTGGGAATGACCGGGGCGTCAGGCGCTGGTACCTGCCGCAGCTGCCCGTTTTGCGGCCGCAACGATCGGGCTTTCCTTCGCCTGCGGTCGGACGGCCGAGGGCGGAGCCGCGACGATGTCGCGCGCGTCTGCGGCCGCACTTGCGCGCTCAATGACGAGGCGGCGCAGGGCCTCGGGCGTGGTGCCCTCGCGGAGCGCTTTCGCCGTGTCGATTGCGACACCGAGCCTGCCTGCCTGCGCCGCGATCTCGGCGATCTCTGCCGCTGTCTCACGGAACTGCGCCGATAACTCCGCCAGGTTGCCCGGCTGCGTCGCGGCGGGGACGGCAGCGGCTGGTGGCTTGGATGCCGCCGGAGGCGGAACCGGGGCCACGGACGTGACGTCTTCAACATCAGTCTCGCCGTCTGGCGCATTCGGGGCTTCTTCGATGGCGTCCTGCAGCGGATCATCCTGATCGAGTTCGGTGGCCATGTGTGCCTCCTGTTTGGGGTGGGGACGGGATGCGCGCTGAGTGCGCGGGGGTGAAAGCGTTGGAGTGCGGGCCACTATTTGCCGGAAGGCCGCAAAGCCGCGCGCCAGGTCTGTGACTTCATCGGCGAGGCCTGAGGCGATGGCATCAGCCCCACGATAGGTTGCGGCCTCTGTGGCGAGTGCGGCCTCTTGGCTCAACCGTCCGGCACGACCGGCCGCGACGGTCTCGGCGAAGAGGAACCGCAGCACGTCGATCTCGCGCTGGATGTCGTCCCGGATATCTGCGGGTAGTGGCTCGTAGGGGTTGCCATCGACCTTGTGGCTGCCGGAATGGATCAGCGTCACCCGAACCCCGTCCTGATCGAGCTGGCCGCTGAGATCGGCATGCATCACCACGACACCGATACTGCCCACCGCGCCGGTGCGCGGCAGCAGGATGCGGTCGGCCTGCGAAGCAAGCGCATAACCTGCCGAGAAGGCATGTTCTGCCACAAAGGCCCAGACCGGCTTGTCGCGTCGGAGCGCGCGGATGCGGTCGGCGAGATCAAACACACCTGCAACTTCGCCGCCAAAACTGTCGATTTCCAATGCGACGCCACGCACGGTCGGATCACTGGCTGCGGCCTCGATCTGGGCAGCGATCCCCTCGTAGCTGGTCTGGCCCGACGACTGACCGATCCACGCACCCCTGTGGATCAGCACGCCCGAGATCTCGATCACGGCGATGCCTTCCACCACCGGGTAGGGCACCTCACCATGCTGGCGGTAATCGTCCAGCATCCCACCGGCCAGAATGCTGGCGCGCGCTGGCGGGACGATGGTGCCCTCCAGCCCATCTCCCCCGTTAGCCATCTCGACCCGCCGCCCCAGAACACGCGGCCCGAGCCCAGACAGAAACGCCATGGCTTTCGAGGGTTCGACCAGCAGCGGCGTGTTGAAGGCGCGCGCGGCAATCCGGGCATGCAGCATCAGGACGGGTCCTCAGGTTCGCGCGGACGGTCTTCCGCGTCATCGGTTTGATCTGTCTGGTCGGTGTCGTCGTCTTTGTCCGCATCCTCCCCCGGGCCTGTCAAAGCCTGCACGCCTTGCGCGGGTGATCCGGGGCGGCGGAAGTCGAGGCCCAGCGCGCGTTCGCGGGCGCGTTCCGCCGCAATATCGCGGTCGACCTGTTCGGCGTCATAGCCGCGCTCAGCGATAGCCTGCGTCCGGGATTTGAGGCCCGCCTCGATCTGGGCGATCTCGGCATTGGCGTCCTTCAGCGGATCGACCCAGTCCCATTTTGTGGGGAGCCAATCGACAGCAAGGAGCTGGCTGCGGTTGGCCTCATAGCCCGGCAGCGTGAGGGCACCTGATAGCACGGCGGCATCCATCCATCGCGCGTAGACGGGTCGGCAGAGCTGCCAGACCATGACGGAATGTTGCCAGGCCGAGACGCGGCGGCGGAACTCGATCAGCGCCAGGCGCGAGTTCGAGAAGTTGCCCTTCACCATGTCATTGGCGATGTACGGATAGGGAATGCCCAGTGCTGCCGAGATTTGCAGGAGGGTCCGGTACTGAAACGGCTCGTAGGTGCCACCACTGTCGGCAGGTTGGCCGATGGTGACATCTTCGCCGGGATCCAGCCGCACGATCTGACCGGGACTGATCTCGACCCCATCTGGCCCATCTTCGTCGTCCGGTGCGAGGGGGTTCTCCGGGGCAGGCGAGGTCACGAACATCGCATACATCGCCGCGACCTTCTTTCGGTCCAGCTCAGCGTCGTCGTACTGGTCGAGCAGGAACAGTTTCACGATGGCGGGCGCCAGCTTCGAGACCCCGCGCAACTGGCCGCCCTCGACCGGGTCGATCACATGGATCACCTCGGTGGCGGGCACGCGCACGATGTCGCCCGCAAGCCCCGGATCAGTGCTGTCGCCCGGGTGGCGGCGAAAGAAGTGATAGGCCACGCGCCGCCCGATCCGGTCGAACTCGATGCCCTGACGGATGGCATTGCCGTTTGCGCCAATCCCCGTCTGTTCCAATGGCAGCATTTCTGCTGGCAGCATCTGCAGCTGCACGGGCACGCGCAGGCCATCGCCCGCGCGCCGTGGCCGGAACCGAAAGAACACCTCGCCCGCGAGGAACACCTCGCGCGCGGCACGGCGCTGGAGCCCGTAGAAATCTGTCAGCCCCTCGGCATCGGCCTCGTCGGTCCAGGCAAGCCATAAGCGCTGCAGCTCCTCTTTGCGGGCAGCATCCGCGATCTTCGAGATCGGCTTGATCCCGTCGCCCACAGTGTTCGCCGCCCAGCTTTCGACCGCGTTGATGGCATAGCCGTTATTGCGCACCAGCCAGCGGGCGCGGGCGGTGATGTCAGGTCCGCTGGCCGCGATCAGCGCGTTCACATGGGCACGGGTGGCGCGGAACCCGCGCAGGCGGCGGTGGTGCTGGCCCGCATCAAACCCACCGATGAAGGCCCCGAGGCGCTGGCGCCAATTCAGAGCGCCGGTCATCACAGATCCTTCACGGCATAGGGGCGCAGGATACGCCCAGCGCCGCGCTCAAGTTTCGCAATACGCCGCTCGATATCCCCGATCGCCGCGGCCAGTTCCGCGTCCGAGCCATAGGTGATGCTCTTGCCGTCATAGCTGACGCTGCGCGTACCGCTGTAGCGCGCGCCCAAGAGGGCGCTGTGGCGGGACTTCAGATCGTCGAGGGTCATCGGGGGCCCATCATTCCATGTATTTCGGCGTGCTGATCTTCCAGCCACGCCGCCGGGGTGTTGCGATACGTCCAGCCTCTGGTGCGGACGGCTTCTCTGGATCAGTGCTTGGTGGTGCCACGGCGACGGTCTCCACCCCGGCCTGTTTCTCCAGCTGCCGCCACATTCGCTCGTCGAAGCGATCTGCGCCGAGGATCCAGGCGGCGGCGCGGGCATAGACGCGGGTATCAAGCGCCTCGTTGCGCGCGCGCAGCTTCTGCCATTCCTGTCGGGAATAGCCGCGCTTGTTGCGGACCGTGACCAGCTGCTCGGCCACCAGCTGTTTCAGCCATTCGCTGTCAGCCCAGTCCGGCAGGTGGATCGTGCCGGCCGGGATCGGCGCTTCCGGTTCCGCTGGCCGCTCCAATCGCAGATACCGATAGGTCTCGGCCTTGAAGGTGGCAGTGGCCACGGTCCAGAGCCGGGCGCCGCGTTTCAGCTTCCTTCCGTTCACCGTGGCATCGACAAAGGTCGGCCCTGAGACTGGCGTGGCCCGGTTGAACCCTTCCATGCCCTTCACGGGGGCGACCTGCGCGATGCCTTGCTTGCGGGCCCAGCCATAAACGGCAGCGGACTCGTAGCCGGTGTCGATGGCGAGTTTTGCCAATGTCATGAGAGCGCCGTTCTCATGCGTCCAGGTCTGGCCAAGAAGACCCGTCAGCTTGTCCCAACAGGCAGGATCATCCGGCCCGCCGGGAATGACGATGTGATCGATGAGCCAGCTTGTCCCACCCCGGCCCCAGGCCCAGACATCAACCTCGATCCGGTCCTTCTGGACGTCGGCACCGGCCGTCAGGAACAGCCCGTTCGCTGGGATCTGCGCCGGGAACGCCACGCGTCGATCCGCCAACCGCTGCCATTCCGGGGCCTCACCGCTCTCGACCCAGGTCTCGCCCAAGAGCGTGTTGCGTGCTGCGCGCAGAATCTCATCCGAGCCTTGCGCCGCCAGCCAATCGCGCGCGATCTGTTCCCAGCTTTTCCAGCCGATTGGTGAGTACAGCGCCGAGAGGTGGAAGCCGATCGCCTTTGGGTTGGCGGACACGGCTGTCGCCCGCCATTCGCCCTTTGCCAGCATGTCGGTCTTGTGGTGCTCGGCGATCGGCTTCTCGCAGCCCGCGCAATGATAGACGGCTGTTTCCGGCAGGCCCTTGTCCCAGCGCAGGCGCTCAAACTGCAGCCACTGCATCGCCCCGCACTGCGGGCAGGGGACAAAGTACCGGCGCTGGTCGGAGGCCTCAAACTCCCGCTCAATGCGCGACAACCCCCGGATTGTCGGGGTTGAGACCATGAACACCTTGCGTCGATGCGCGAAGGTTGTGGTGCGGGCCTCGGCCAGCGTGACCGGATCGCCTTCCTCATCGGCTGAGGCCGGATAGGCATCGACCTCGTCCAGAAACACATAACGCGCGGGCATCGAGCGCAGGCCTGTGGCCGAGTTCGCACCGGTCAGCACCAGGATGCCGCCGGGGAATTCCTTCGACAGCATCGAGTTCCCGGCGTCGCGTGAGCGCGCCGGTTGCACGCGTTCCTTCAGCGCCGGGCTGTCTTCAATCAGCGGGTCAATCCGACCGCGCGATGTGCGTTTTGCCATCTCCAAAGTCGGCAGCACCGCAAGCATCGGCCCGGGCGCATGGTGGATGACAAAGCCGATCCAGTTGTTGCCTGCCTCGGTGGCGCCGACCTGGGCGGCTTTCATGAACGTCACACGCTGCGCCGGGTGGCTGGGCGACAGTGCATCCATGATCTCGCGCAGATACGGCGTGCGGGCCGTGCGATATTGCCCCGGTTCCGCGCTAGCGCGTGACGACAGCTTGCGATGCACGTCCGCCCATTGGGATACCGTCAGGTCAGGATCTGGCCGCATGCCCCGCCGCCAGGACCGCAGGATATCCTCGGCCCCGTCAAAGGCGAGGTCGAGCCCGTCTGTCAGCTGATCTTCGGTTAGATCGCCGTCGTTACCCGAGGTTGACCCGGAGATCGGCCAAGGCGGTGAGCTGCTTTCGGTCATGGGTTTCCAGCGCCCTCTGCAGGATCGCAGTCTCGATCGTCACGGGCACGCCCGATGCCTTCTCCATCTCTGCGGATATTTGTGCGGCCATGAGGGCTGCCACGC